ATGTCTACGCGTTGAACTTGCATTACACGACTTTACGGGGGTCTACTTTACGTTGCTGAGTGGTTTTACCATGCGCTTGACCGCGGATTTTATCCATCATAGCGTATAACTTTTGAGCGCCTTTCTTGGGGTCGCCCTTGCCGATACTAGCAACGGTCTTAGGGTCGATATACGCTTCACCATCAGCAACACGAGCGGGCTGTCTACCGTCAATGCTCGTAGGGATTGAGTCGCTCAGGCCGTCGCCTTTACCCTTGATGTGCTTAACCGCGCCAAATTTAGCTTTCAGCGAGCGTAAACCCGCATCGGTACTACCGTTACCCAAGGCGCTAACAACGTCGGCGGGGACAACAAAGCCTCCTCTAGCCATACCGCCTTTGGCTAGCCCCATAATCCCACCTCGGTTGTAGCCCCCTGCGGTGTCGCTACCGTCTGCCGCGCCGCCAGAACCTTCACTGTTACCTGATGCAGCACCTGCTGCCGTACCTGCGCCCGGAGCACCCATACCACTTCCGCCGCCCCCACTGGTATCAAATCCACTATTCCCGCCACTACCACCAATTGAGGCAATACTTGCAGCTTGTTGCGCTTGTTGCGCCGCCGCTGGGGTGAACGTTTGTTCGCTGCTATCAACAGGAGCAGGGGCTTGCCCAAAATTACCAAGGGCCATACTCATTAGGCCGGGACCCGAATAACCAGAATTCGGAGCGGACACGGTTGACTCATACCCACCAGACGAGTCGATGCCGATAGGCTTAACTGCTGCCATAGGGGCTGTGGGCGCAACACCGGGCTTCTTAGTGTACTTCTGAGTTACGGGATCGAACGTGTACTCTTCTGGCATGCCGCCTTCAGCTAAGCCCAAGATGCCGCCCTGAGCAACCCGAACTTTATTTGGCCCTTGATAAGAAGGTGTGAAATACCGCAGTTCGCCGCCCGGATTGGCCAAACGTTGCGCATCTAAGTCTTCTCTAGATGTCTTGCCGGGGTTGTATGTGTATTGGTACTGCTCATTGTCTACAGGAGCAGATTGAGTCTCAGGCTCTTGGAACAGCATTGGTGAAATAGCGGCGCCGATATTTAAAGCGTTGTCACCGTAGAAACCCGGTGTTGCCAGCTTACTCATTGCCGAGGTAGCCATAGGCGTAACGGTTTGAGGAATAGCGCCTAGACCCTGCGGAGCCAAACTGGCCTGTGGTAACCCAGTCATACCCGATTGGGTCAGAAAGTTGTTTGCTGACGCGCTTTGTGCGGCGGAAGTCCCAAGACCTGAAGCCCCTTGCGTAGCCAACCCTGTGTTTGCTGCTTGTATAGAGCTGTTAACCGCCGGAGCCCCTGAAACCAATCCCGAACTCGCGCCAAACAGACTCTGACCTAGACCTGCTCCACCATACGCGCCGATACCCGCCATTAAACCTTTACCCAGATCACCACCGTTCAGCGCAGTAGTACCAAGGCCCACAATACCCGCAGCTAGCGGGGGCGGAACGCCCATCATAGACAGCCCAACACCAGCAACCGTGGGGAGAATGGACTTTAGGAAGCCTGCTTCGACCAGACCCGTCTCGGGGTTAATTGTTAGGGAGCCGCCATGCGCCTTAGCTAGTGCCTGCAAGCCTTGCACTTCGCCGGGGGTCATGTGCACCAGTTGGGTATCTTCGCCGCGACCTTGTGACTGGACAGACTGCGCAATTGGGTGTAGGTTGTTCATAGCTATATTTTAATAGGTCAAAGTACAAATGGGAAGCGGGGGTTATCCAACTTTCCAGTTAGTCCCATCAGAGTACACAGGGACGGTCACAGCCCCACTACCCGCAACGGTAGCGCCAAACGTAGGACTCGCTGCGTCGGACACAAAAGACCTAGACCCAGCGCCAGAAGTAGCCGCACTAGGTAGCGTTGCGACCGTAAACACTGTTGTCGGGGGGATAACCGTCGAGTCTGCGCTCATCTGCCCCAGAACGTTGTCTAGCTGATTAAAGTACAGACGTAGAACGTTATTGAGCTGCTCCATAAACTGACGATCATAGGCATTTGGTGCCGTAGGTAACCGAGGCGCAACCGTCCGCGCAAGAGTCTGACCTGAAGTAAGAATGTTAGCCATTAGCGACGCCCATCGGAACGCATGTCGATTCGAGTAGCGCCCAACTGCCAAGCCGTTCCTACCTCTGAGGAGCTGATCTTAAACGCCATCTGGCGACCCCTAATGCGGGTATACACAACCTCAGTAAATTCCTGCACAACGTAATCACGCGTGTTGGTGTAGTTATTAGCACTGCTAACCGTTGGGGCGGGCGCTGCGCCATAGGGTGCGCCGGGGTTCTGACGCGGGCGAGTAGTCAACGTAACCTGTGGGGCTGCGCCTGTTGACCCTGTAAAGCTCACATCGGGAATCATACGCCATACAAACCCGTAGTTGTGCCCCTCGCCAATATCAAAGTCTGCGGATTGGATAAAAGACTCCATAGCGCTAGGTGGGTTTGTAGAGCCGTCGTCAACGCCGTTCTCATGGTAGAACAGTTGGCCGCTATACCCCGCAGCTATTGGGTAGTAGCGAAGCGGCGAGTCTAGCCATGCAGTCCGTGCCAGCGTGCCGTAATACCAGATGTTTTCCGCGTAGTTATAGACCACGTAGGAGTTAACCGTAGTAGATGTGCCTGAACAATAGAACCACCAGACTTCACTGAAGCCCTCGTTTGTACCGGCAATAGTCTGCTCAATTTGGTTGATGTTAATATTGGCAAATACGTGCTGGCGCAGGGAGCAGGGGAGCGTTTGTACACGGCCATCGTACGCATAAAATTTATCTGCGCCCATCCAGTAGGTAACGTTAGCAGCCGTAGCCACAGCGTTTTGACTCACGATGGAGATGTTCGTACCCATCTGCTGGAAACCCCACACGTATGGGGGGCCAAGGTACTGCATGGAATACAGCGCTGCATCCGTAAACACCAGTATTTCTTGACGCTGAGGCTTAATAGCCACAATCTCGGAGCCAGAAGACAGCGTAAAACTACCCGCTTGGTTAGTGATGGCTGGAGCCCACGTAGAGTAGTCTTCTTGGTCTGACCAACGCACCAGCAGGGGGTTAATTTCCGTCTCCCCATAATCGTTACACCCGAAGGCAATAACAAAGCGTGAAGAGTCTGATACGTGAACAATGTTGCACGCGCTTGGGCAGCTAGAATCCGTGGTCCAGTAGGCTATGCTGTCTTGTGTATTTGTGTTGGTGCTTGACAACTCCTGCGCCCGAAACACGGCGCTCGCGGACACGGCGGGAGCCCACAGATAAAGAGGGCCGCCCCGATTATTGGCGAGGAGGTACTCTCCGTAGTTAATCTGGCTCCATAGACGTAAATCAACTTTCACCCCAGTAGCTGCGGATTGCCCCCACCCAGTACTAGCAAATCCAGTAGTTACCCCGCTCCAACCGCCCGCACCCCATCCAGCGGCTGTTGTAAAAATAGCGGAGCCTGTATTTATTTGGTACTCAATACTGCACGCCCCAGTAGTTCCGCTAGACGTAGCGGGGGTAGCCACTTCAATGGAGAACGTGTTTGGGTCTATGTACTCGACGCGAAACTCGGTATTTAGGTCCGCAGCAGGAATTCCATTGACCGCCCCACTCACGCCGGAGATCACAATAAAGTCGCCGGTCTGTGCGCCGTGCGCGGTGTCGTTTACTACAACTGTAGTTGAGGTGTCCGTAGTGGTAAACGCGTTTGACCCAATAGTAGATGTGGCACGCAGGGGGGTAATATCCACAACGTCGCTATCTGAGGAGTCTTGTATATAGAGCTTTAGGTTTGTGCCCAGCGATACGTAGTTATGTCCTTTTAGAGAAACCCAGTTCCACATAGAACGGCAGACGCCCCAGAACGCCCCACTCGGCGGAGGTAGCGGAGAAGTATTTACCCCCGTATCAACCACCCAACCGCCAATTTTCTCGGGGAACCCAGAACGAAAGCGCACTTTGTCGCACTCATACCAGCCGCCCTCATTGGCTAGGGTAGTATTGTCTCGGCTGACCCCGGGGCGAAATTTAAGCGCTTGTAGTGGCATATAGGTCTCTTAAGCAACGAGTCCGGGTAAGTATACAGTTTTACCGTCTTTTTTAGTAGCTGTAAGCACCTGCTTCTTGTTGTCACCGAGGGTGTAGCTGACATGCACCCAACCTGAATCGGGGACGCCGGGAGTGTAGAACTCAAGAATTACTTGGCGGAAGATTAGGTTATCCACGATCCACTGGGCAAGCTCAGCGTTGGCCACACCGGGAATCTCTATATCTGCAGCCATACCCTTACAGTGGTCCGAAGTCTTGGAGCCGCCTACTTTAGTGTTTACCTCGGCACTGCGGAAGCCTGAATTGACTTTAACGGGCATACCAAACCGCTCCCGCACAGGCTGCAGCACGCACTCGCACAGAATAGTCAGGTTCTCTAGCTGGTCGGCATCGGGGGTATTATCGATGTCATGGCGTAGGGCGGTTTCGCTTTTGGTCATCTCCGCAAGGGAGAAGTTAGCTGTTAGTTTCATATAAACTCTTCTTTGGGTATCTGTACGCACGTAAGCTCAAAAGCGTTAACGCTTAGGTCCGTGGCTAGTTTGTGTCTGAGCACGTAATTTTTCTGTTCGCATTGGCTGGCGGTTGCCGTTAAAGTGCCGTTGGCAAACCCGCAGGCACCATTGGTAAGACAAATAAACGCAACAGGTATCCAGAAAGACATAACGTACCCCTAAACTATTTCACAATGGACCTTAACTGATCGCCCTTATCTTTACTACCCACGCTTGACCCAAAGTAATACGACAGGATTTGTGTCACCGCAGCAGACAAGACGCCGAGGATGTAGATCAGGATGTCTTTAGCCTCGGGCTTTACCTCCACAAAGATGAGCACCGCGAACAGCAGAAACGATAAACCCACAACGCCTAGCGCCAAAGCTGGGGTCACAATTTTGTTAAGGAGAGGCGCATTCGCACTCGAAGCAATAGCCATCTCGCGCTCACGAGCGCTGTTTTTATCGGCAAGAATCGCTTTGAACTTGTCGTGCTCAAGTTGTTTTATTTTTGCCTCCGCCTCGGGGTCTTTGTTAATTGCCCGCATTACAGCATCTACTTCGTCTTTGACGCCAAGCTGTTTAGAAAGCGCACTAACTGCCATGCCAGCCAGAGGACCACCAAGTACAGTAGCAATACCGGGCGCGAAGCCCTTAACCATTGAAATAAGTTCATCCATTTCCGCCCCTTGTATATATAGCCCACACCAATACGGCAATAACAATCACGCCAGACAAAACAGACACCGCTATCAAAATACCGTTAACCCAAGCCCAAATCTGTTCTTTGCGCTTGTATCTAGCTAGTGCTTCAGCCTTGACCGCTGCATCTCGTTTTCGCTTGGCATCAGCTTGAAACTGCAGCCAATCGTCCCACAACCCCGCCCGCCCGCAGTAGATCATTATTTCTTGCAGCTCTTGTTCGTTCCGTTTGATAGCCTCTAGTGCAAAAAACGCTTCTGAATCCGAGCCGCTTGCGTTGGCTTTCTTAGCTATCGCCGCTTTATTATCAAAGAAGTTAAACAGGTGTTTACCCGCTGCCATAATGTCTCCACCATTGGCAACCGTTTCTTTAATAACCGCAAACGCGGCGTTGGCTATAGCGAGTTCGGCTAACATTCGACGGGAGTCCGGTGAGGGGCGTGGGATTTAACTATCTTAACTAAATCCGCCGCACTGAGGTGTTTAAAATCTAAACTGACATGAACCCTTTCACCGCCATCTACAAAGCCGGACACACCATGCCAAGCCGCATGATTAAACACGTACCATTTATACGGCTGTATTACAGCAGTGACTACGTGTTCGATTTTGTCGTGGTCAGGGATTCTTGCTGGGTTCAATACTTCAAACGGCTCTGTATTTCTATACCAGTTGGTTTCTTGCTCTTGACCTTGGAGGAGCATAAACATTGAAGAGCAACGTTTGCTGTCAGAGTGTATCGAAAAGTAGTCGCCGCCGTGTGACATTTGGACAAGTGTTTTTGTTGTATCCGCATCTAAGCCCAAGAGCCACTCTGGTAAATCCCTGTGAAGGCCCGCACGTAAATTGGCCGGTATCTCCCATTGGTCGGACGCGATATGTACTAAATCTTTGTTGAGCTTCTTGTCCTGAATCTTCCGGCGCGCTATCTCTTTGGTCTGAGAAAACGTATTGTGCTTAGCCGTCTCTTTGTATTCCTGCTTGTTGGCTATTACGCCGGGCAAGAAGTCAGCTTGTGATGTTAGTATTTTAGCCAGAAGTGTTTTCCCGGCAGCGGCTCCAAACGTTAATCCGGTGTCGTAGCAATAGTCGTCTGGGTTAACGTCTGGCTTATGCGCAACAATCATACGTACTTAACCGCGTTTTGGTCTTTACGCCTAATAGCCCGGACAACCCAAGAACCCATGTCAAAGTGATACCATTGGGTGGAAAACTTCCAAGACTGCCAGTTTTTATGATGGTAGCCGTGTAGCCACTCACCAGCCGATGGGAATATGTATTCAAGCATCCATAAGTCGTTTGGCTTGTTACCCGTATGACTAAAAGTTTGGTGAAGCGCTGCAACCAAATGCGCAGCGCCAACGGCAGGCAAGTAGCAGTAAACAAACACCTGTGGAGATGCGGCAAAAATTACAGTGGCCATAACTAGCCACAACAAAGCGTAGTACCTATCTACAAATAGGTGCATTTTGTCACGTAGCAAACGTTTAGCTAAAATTGTTTTAAGCGGTACATCCCTGTAACCCTTGCGCAGCATGGACGCAGGCTTTAACGGCCCCTCATGTGGGTCTAAAGAGGTATCAGAATGCTTATGGTGCGTTGCGTGCGTAACAACCCACTGAAGAGGGCTGCTGTACATAAACAGAACACCAAAAGTCGCAAAAGTGTAGTGCCAGAAGCGTCCGGTTTTAAATGCCCCGTGGCAAAATAAACGATGATACCCAACGCTTAACGTGACCGCAGCCATGAGGTAAAGCGCAAAAGAGTACCCAAGCATATGCGGGTCAAATATAAGCGCAGCAATAAGAGCCACGACTCCTGTGTAGTACGCAACATTGGCCATCCACGCATTGTGTCTAAACATTACTTCTCCTTAATAAATACAAGCCCGTAAGTTTTTGTTACCGCAGTAATTTGAGCGCCAGCAGAAACTATTTTATATGTCTTTGGGCCTTTAACAGCGTCTTGGTTATTGACCTTAAACTCGCCCTCTGCCAAAAAAAGCAAAGTGCCAGCGCCAAACACTGCGGTATCGCCAGCTTCAATAACAGTCTTGCTTACCTCCGGCAACATATTGTCGTTAGCCCTTGCAGTGGTGCAAAACCATTTTGTGTCTTCCTCTACAATAAATTTGTATTTACCCGCTGGAACGAGTCTGCTAGGGTCTGTAATTTCTCCAGCAGTCCTGTCGCGGACGCCGCTAGCACTCTTTATGCTGCCAGCCACCCAGTACGTAATCATTTTTGCGGCGGCATAGTTTGTGTCAACTGGCACCTCAATACTGTATTTATAACCCGCAGGCAATTCCTTAGAGAAAAAATTCCAACCAAAAATGTTGTGCCGCGTAAACTGTAATATGGGGCTCATATATTTTCAGTCACTAAAACAAACGAAGGGTCTTCAGGAGACGCGTCAACAACTACCTCTTGAGCAACTGGGCTGATAACGCCTGTAGCGCCAACGGTCGGAGCGACAACCTGAGCCTGCTGCTCCACCCAATAAGCTACTGGTGCGTACATATCAATAACCGCCTCCAGCTCTTCGCCCGCAAACGGCAGCCTTGCGCCAATCATCATAGTTTGATGCCCTGTGGATGAATACTCCACCACCATGCACCGTGCGGCTTCGTCAACGGAGTCTATTCTGTATGTGTATGAAATTTGCATAATTTACTTTCTAATTAACCAATTGAGCCATATCGAGTACCCGTAGCTAGCCATGTAATGTACGAGCCGCTGCCAGATGTAGCCGCACCCCCAGCGCCTCCACTCTGATTGTTTGATTGACCAGTGGTGCCAGTGGCGCCCCATCCACCACCAGCGCCGCCCGCATAACCAGTGTAACCGCTACCGTATCCTCCGTATCCTCCTGCTCCGGCACTACTTATAGTGCCCGCGCCACCGGCGCTAGCATGAGCAGGAGCATAAGGACCTGAAGAAAGACCTTTAGCCCCGCCTGCTGAGTTAGTCAAACCTGAGCGACCACCGCCGCCGCCACCACCACCAAGTCGTGTGGTGTCTTTACCACCACCAAAGAAAAATGGAAAACCGCCGCTGCCCCCACCACCACCACCAGCAATTATGCCGTTGTTTCGCACAGACACCGCAGACTGAACCAGTAGCGCCAGACCTCCACCGCCTCCGGGGCCACCTGCTGTGCTGGAGCCGCCGTACCCACCATTGCCGCCATCACCGACAACAGTACCATTGTTTATAAACTCAACACCACCGGGCCAGCTTCCATTAATAGTTAAGGCCGCCGTACCCACTGCAGTGCTACTAAAATATATTCCGGAATTCAGTGTTGCAACTACTTTGGTTGTACCATCCCACCCAGCGTTTACCGCAAGTGTGCGCAAGTTAGCGTTGTTTGTGTTGCTTGCTATGGAGAAGGAAAACTGGTTTGCTTTACCGTAGCCGTTGCTCATGCTGATAGCGCCGCTTGCAACGCCAAACAATGTGCGCACAGTGGCCTGATTCATGTTGATACTGGTAGTGCCAGACAACCCTAACTCAACGTTGACTTGGTTAAGGGATATAGCCCCTGATGCTGGTAACGCCATGTTAGTTCCTTATGGGGTGCCGTAGGCGGTTACGTTAGCTAGTGAGGTAAAGTTGCCGCTTGAATCAAGGGACGCGATATTTGTTGCCCCATATTTAAAGTACAACTTACCCCCAGACTCTACAACGGAAAATGCGGCTGTGA